CAAAAGAATTTATACCTGCTGCATTGATGCAGTCAAAACTCAAAGCAATGTCAGAGGCTTTGGGATATACAGGTAGTGAGATATTTCCGAAACAAACTGAAATATTAGTTGAACGTGGAGATACAGGTAATTTTTTAAATCTACCATATCATGGTGGCATTAGAGGTTTACGTTATACTTTTGAGTCTGGTGGCAAGGCTGCTAGTTTAGAATCATTCTATTCTATATACGACGAGTGGGCACAGACACGAGAGCAGATTGAGAACATAGTTGTAAAAAAAGCAGAGGTTGTGGAGATATTTAAAGATGGGCCACCTTGTCTTAACAGACTAGCAGAGGAGGGTTTTGGTGAGGGCTCTAGAAACAACGCACTGTTTAATCTTGCAATATACAGACAGAAAGCCAGCCCAGACAATTGGCAAGATATATTAGAAGACGATAATCACAAGTACATGAACCCACCATTGAGATCAGCAGAGGTGCAGAACTTAATTAAGTCAATAGGCAAGAGAGGCTACGATAAGTATAGATGTAAAGAACAACCAATATGTGGTGTGTGTAACACTGCAAAGTGTAGAACAAAAAAATTTGGTGTTGGTTTTGAAGACGAGCAGATGCCAGAGCTAGACACACTGACAAAAATAAAATCAAATCCACCACAATGGTTTCTAAATGTCGGTGGTAGTAGAGTAGAATTAAAAACAGAACAGTTACACAACCCTAATTTATTTGCGATAGCTGTGTTGGACCAAGCAAACGTAGTGTCACCAATACCAAAAGCAAAAGACTGGAGAGAGGTGCATCTAAAAATGTTGATGCAAAACTTGCAAGAGATAGAACCACTAGAGTCTTTAAACCCAAGAAATCAAATTATAAATTTATTGTATGACTTCACAGTCAACGGACCACAAGCTAGAACTAAAGAAGACTTGACAAGAAAATTACCTTGGACTCAGGAAGACGTAACTCATTTTAGATTGGATGATTTTTATTCTTTTTGTAAACGTAACAATTGGGAACTAGATAAAATAAAAACAGGTAACTTAATAAAACAATTAGATTTTTTTGTTGATGAGTCCAGGATAACTTTAGAAAAATCCACACCACGTGTTATTAAAATAAAAGCTATGAAAGAAAAAAGAGAAAAAAAACAAGAAGTTAAATACCAGGAGACACCTTTTTAATGAAAACAATAATATTAGGACCACCAGGAACAGGCAAGACAACTACATTATTAAATTTAGTGGACGAATTTTTACGAGGTGGCACGGATATAAAAAAGATAGGTTACTTTTCTTTTACAAAGAAAGCTGCGTATGAAGCTGTTAGCAGAGCAGAAGAAAGATTTATGTTGGACAGAAAAGAAATACCTTATTTTAGAACATTACATTCACTAGCTTTTCAAATGTTGGGTGCAAAGAAAGAAAACGTCATGGGTCACTCAGACTACAGGGACTTTGGTTTGAAATGTGGCATACCAATTAAGACTGCGTGGTATCAAGACGGGGACGGTTATTTTAATTCTGACAATGAGTATTTAAGAATAATAAATAGAGCGAAGGTTACAGAAAAAGATGTGTTGGATGTGTACGACATGAAAGAACACTCCATAGACATTGAGCGAGATCTGTTGTATTTTTTAGACCAAGAGCTCACAAAATATAAACAAGAGAAAGGTTTAATAGACTACAATGACATGGTCTCAAAATTTATTGAACGAGATATTTCGCCGTCTCTCGACGTATTATTTATTGACGAAGCACAGGACCTCTCACCTTTGCAATGGAGAATGGTCAGGACTTTATGGGCGAAAGCAAACAAAACCTACATTGCAGGGGACGATGATCAAGCTATATTTAGATGGGCTGGCGCTGATGTTGATAGTTTTATCGCACTTAAAGAAGAAGTAGACTTCGTAGATACATTAAATCAATCACACAGAATACCTGGTGGACCAATACACGAACTTTCTCAAGACATAATACGTAATGTTTCAAACAGATACGACAAAGATTACATGCCTAGACAAGAGGTGGGTGATCTTACAAGATACTCTGACGTTACACAGGTAGACATGTCACAAGGAGAGTGGTTGGTGTTGACAAGTGCAAATCATTTTTTGGATAAAATAAAAGAGTTTTGTGAACTGCAAGGTTGGTATTATTCACACAAGAGTAAAAACTCTATTAAGTTAGATTTATTGTTAGCCATTCAAGCATGGGAGAAGTGGAGACAATTTGAACACGACTTACCACCAGCGTCCATTAGAAATATTTATTCATACCTCGGTGACAATGTAACCAAAGGTTATCGCACAGGTAAGACGATGAGTGACGAAGAAACTTATTATATCGAAGAGTGCACCGATAACCACGGATTACAAACCACAGAGGTTTGGTACAAAGCTTTTGCAGGTTTGGACCCTATCACTGAGAATTATATTAGAAACATGTTAGCCAACAAAGAAAAGATTTCACAGACACCACGCATAACATTATCAACAATACACGGAGCGAAAGGAGGTGAAGCTGACAATGTTTTACTTTTACCTGATATTACTAAGTCTGCAGCTGATCACAATGACATCAATCCAGACGAACTACACCGTCTATTCTATGTTGCTGTAACCAGAGCAAAAAAATCTTTACACATATTAGAACCAAAAAATTATGACAGAGCATATTTAATATGAGATTTCATGAACACGTTAAAGGTGACAAAGCAGAATACATAGCTGCGATGTGGTTATGGGATCAAGGTTATCTCGTTTGTAGAAACATGTCTCAACAAGGGCCGGTCGATCTAGTTGCAATAAAAGAGCATGAGGTTATACTAATAGATGTGAAGTCAGAATGCAGAAGAAAAAGAGACGGGTATAAAATTAACAGATCACTTACACCAATACAAAAAAATCTCGGTGGAAATATTTTAAATGTAAATGTAGAAACAGGAGAATGTGCATATGTCTAATCCATACGACAACCAGGTCGGGGGCGATCACTATAAAAAATACAAGATACAGCCTAGCGAATTCATCAATAAAAACAAATTGTTATTCGCTGAAGGATCTGCTATAAAGTATATAGTTAGACATCAGGATAAGGGAGGCAAAGAGAGCCTCGAGAAAGCGAAACATTTTATCGATATGATAATAGAAAGAGACTACAGTTGAGAACACTTCAACAACCACTATTCACACCAGAGACTGAGTGGGTGCCACCAGACAGGTTGCCTAACTTATCTAGCTATTCAGAAATAGCCATAGATCTGGAGACACGAGATCCAAACTTGATCACCATGGGATCAGGTGCAGTGAGAAGAGACGGAGAGATTGTTGGCATCGCTGTTGCAGTTGAAGGTTGGTCAGGATACTTTCCTATCGCGCACGAAGGTGGTGGGAACATGGATCGTGAATTGGTGTTGGATTGGTTTGAGGAACTTTTAAATAATACCTCCACAAAAATATTTCACAATGCAATGTACGATGTGTCCTGGATACGTTCGCTTGGTTTTCACATCAACGGCGGTATCATAGACACGATGGTCGCTGCATCTCTTTGCGATGAAAATAGATTTAGTTACACCTTGGACTCTGTTGGTAAAGATTACATAGGCATGCGTAAGAATGAAAAACTTTTACAAGACGCTGCAAAAGATTTTGGTGTTAATCCAAAAGCAGAAATGTGGAAACTACCTGCACCGTTTGTTGGTGAGTATGCAGAAAAAGATGCAGAGATTACACTGAAGTTGTGGCACGCATTACAACACGAGATTACAAAACAAGATCTCTGGGACATATTTAATTTAGAAACTAATTTGTTTCCGTGTCTGGTCGATATGAAATTTCAAGGCGTGCGTGTTGATATTGCAAAAGCCGCTGCTGTCAAGGAACAATTAATTAAAACAGAAAAAGAATTGTTAAAAGATATCAAAAAGATAGCTGGTTTTGATATTGAGATATGGGCTGCTGCATCGATTGCAAAGGCATTTGAAAAAGTAAAATTACCGTACGACAGGACAGATAAAGGCGCACCAAGTTTTACAAAAAACTTTTTGGCCACACACCCAGCAGAGCTACCAAAACTAATTAACCAAGCACGAGAGATTAACAAAGCAAACACAACATTTATCGATACAATATTAAAACACGAACACAAAGGCAGGATCCACGCTGACATAAACCAGATCAGATCTGACCAGGGCGGCACAGTCACAGGTAGATTTAGTTACAGTAACCCGAACCTGCAGCAGATACCTGCACGGCACAAGGAACTTGGACCGATGATTAGAAGTCTGTTTATACCAGAAGAGGGACACAGGTGGGGTTGCTTTGACTACAGTCAACAGGAGCCAAGACTAGTTGTTCACTTTGCATCATTATTAAAACTAGAAGGCACATCCACTATTGTGGATTCTTACAATGCAGGAGACGCAGACTTTCACCAGATGATAGCTGACATGGCTGGTATCAATCGTAAACAAGCAAAGACTATAAACTTGGGACTCATGTATGGCATGGGCAAAAACAAACTTATGGCAGAATTAGGGCTGATGAAAGAAGCCGCAGAAAAACTTATTAAGCAATACCATCAACGAGCACCATTTGTAAAAATGTTATCGGAGGCAGTAGCCAGGCGTGCTGATGACTCCGGCAAGATACGCACGATTGGCGGTAGGTTGTGTCACTTTGATCTTTGGGAGCCGCATGGGTTTGGTATCAAGAAACCACTGAAACATGCAGATGCACTCAGGGAACATGGACCGGGGATTAAACGCGCGTTCACGTACAAAGCTTTGAACAAGTTGATTCAAGGATCAGCTGCGGACATGACAAAAATGTCAATGTTGTCTTTGTACAGAGAGGGGGTGATTCCCCATATACAGATACACGATGAACTTGATATATCAATATCAAGCCCTGATCAGGCAGAAAAAATTATTGGAATTATGGAAGAAGCGGTTAAGCTACAGGTGCCGAACAAAGTAGATTATGAAAAAGGAGACAGTTGGGGTGACATACAATGAGGACAGTCCTGTTGAGATTACGCTTGGCATATGTGAGTCTTGTGACAACTATGTGCCCTTCTTGCGTGTAGTGACCGGTGATGAACGGTTGGTTTATAAGTGTTTAACTTGTAAAAAGAAACACATACAACACGTCAATGGCAAGATAACTTTTAAGTATTTAGATGAATTATATAATGTCGGTAGCACGGGATAGCTACCGACATATGAAGGTGTGAAGATTCTTTTAAAATAAATTAAAATAAACTCTTGTCAAATATAATATTCACTCTATATAATCCCATATAATACGTTAACAAAAGGAAAAAAAATGGTAGATATAAGTAGATTTAAGTCCGTGTCTGTATCTGTGAACACACACGACAAACTTATGAGTCTAGCACAAAACAGGTTTGAAGTACCAGTAAGTGTGCAAAAAGTTATAGAATTTTTATTAGAGAAAGAAATGAAGAAAAAAAATGGCAGATCTAACGGGAAATCACGAGGTTAAGGCTATCTGCCCGCGTTGTTTGGGTAATGGTTATATCAAGGTAATGAGTGAATTCATTAG